TTGACAATCATCTGCCACTGCTCATTCGTCATTTTGCTTTTGATCCATGGCACTAATACGGTGGTAATAATCAGCCCCAGCAGTCCCAGCACTGCTACTACAATCTCGGTAATATCAATCATACTCATATCCTCCTTAAATCGTCGTCACAAATCCAGCAAAACCCTTACGGTTAAGGTCTGCCGCTGTCTTTGCCGCCTCGTCCTGTGTTGCAAATTTGCCAACACACACCCGCAAGGTGCCTAGATGGTTGGTCAGGTAACAGTAATATCCGCGCGCAGACAGTTTGCTCTTGAGCGCGTTGGCGTTGTCCGCACTCGCAAACGCCCCGCACTGCACCGTATAAGGCAGGCTCGCTGTCTCATCCTGCACCGGCTCCGCATCCTCTCCCCTTGCCAGCGCAATCAGCCGGTCAAAGGGGAAATCCTCTCCGGGGCAATGCGGCCTGGTAACTGGGTTAATCTCATAATGTCCGATCATGTGCTCCCGGTCAATCGGTATCTCGATGCCATAGATGCGGTCAATCTCCTCCACGATGTGACAGGTCAGCCATGCCGCCGCCTGCAGCTGTTTGTCCGTCAGCGCGCCGTGCGTCTCGCTCCATTTGCCCTCACACTCGATGGACACACAATAGAGATTCGGGTTGACCCCGCTGTGTGCCTTGACGTATGGGTGGGTTGGTCGATTAACAACTCCCTGTGTCCACGCCGCCATGTCAAGAGGAACAAGCTGTGCAACCTCACCGTTCTTGCCTAATACAAAATGGCTGGAAACCTGACTTGCTGGATTTTGCTCCCACGCTACCGTGCCATTATATGTACCGTCCGCGATGTGCCAGACAATCAGGCAGGGCTTGTAATTCCCCCGGCTTGACTGGTTGGACGTGCTCTTTTGCACGATTTTGTACACTACTTATCACCGTCCTTATTTTTACTCTCCTTAATCTTCCGGCAGTGCCACAGTTCCCCATAGGTGTACGCCAGCATCGCCGCCACAATCGCCTCGCTGGGCTGCTCCCCGCTCACCCAACAAAAGCCAAAGTAAGCGGCGCACACCCCTAAGCCGGACAGCAGGCACAGCAGCACAATGATCTTGCCGAAAATACCCCGCTTTGTCTTGCGGGGTGCCCCCTGCCTGTCAAGATACTCCCGCAGATCAGCAGCGAGCCTGCCCATTTCATTCTGCTCCATAGATTTCTCCCGACTCGTCTGTGTACCATTCCGGGATATCGATTTCTGTCCAGTTGTGAGCATTATCGGCGTTCCCTATATAGACGCTTTTAGAATATACAGTACCATTCGTTAGAATTTTCCCGTAGCCAGCAATCAAATGAATCATGCGACCGTCCACCCCTTATCTGTAGCTATCTTAATTTGGTCCTCTGTTAGCTTGCTTTGATTTTTGCTTCCAATTGTAATAGTAGTTGGGCTGGTTACTGTTGGGAGTGCCTCTAGCTGCGCGACCAGGCTATCTATTGTTAGGTACATGCTATCAGAAAGCGAAAAATCAACCCGAATAATTGCGGGGGCAAGGTTGACAAGGCTTGCGCAGTTTATCCAGGTGCTAGATAGGCTAGTCACCTGGCTGACATCCCATCCACTCAGGTCAAGGTTGACAAGGCTTGCGCAGTTGTACCAGGTGCTAGATAGGCTAGTCACCTGGCTGACATCCCATCCACTCAGGTCAAGGTTGACAAGGCTTGCGCAGCCGTACCAGGTGTTAGATATGCTAGTCACCTGGCTGACATCCCATCCACTCAGGTCAAAGTTGACAAGGCTTGTGCAGTTGTACCAGGAGCCAGATAGGTTAGTCACCTGGCTAACATCCCATCCACTCAGGTTAAGGTTGACAAGGCTTGCGCAGTTGCTCCAGGTATAGCTTAGGTTAGTCACCTGGCTGACATCCCATCCACTCAGGTCAAGGTTGACAAGGCTTGCGCAGTTGTACCAGGTGCCAGATAGGTTAGTCACCTGGCTAACATCCCATCCACTCAGGTTAAGGTTGACAAGGCTTGCGCAGCCGCTCCAGGTGTTAGATAGGCTAGTCACCTGGCTAACGTCGAGTGTTTCTTCTTTCGTGACATAATTGTTTCTCCAGTTGGAAAAACGAGACAAATACGGTAGTCTTGATTTTCGCTTGATTTGGGGTTGGCTAAAATAAGCGTAATAGTTACCACTATCATCTTTAGAGGAGTCGCTTTGCCCAATCGTTATAATGTGGCTCCCATCTTGTGGGGCAACTCGATATAATATATATCTTACATCCCCTGGTTCCAGCCACTTGAAAAATGGAGTTTTACTGTTAACAAGCTCTGTGTTATCCGCAACAAAATTATTGTTTTCCACATGTCCGCGGCTGACAGAATATTGTGACCCGTCATTTGTGGCGGCATAAAGCGAGACAAATCTGGGTATGCCATCTGTATCCAACTTACTATCATATAAAAAATATGCTTCTTCCTTGTTAGACAAGTCAACATCGTCCAGATCATGCGCATTGACAGATGCAAGCAAAATAGCATTAGCCATTTCATCCGGGGTATACGTTTCATCTGTTTCCCCTATTTTTCGGATAGCTCCAGCAATATCCTGATAATTTTTGTTGTCTGTTGTTACAATCATTAGTACTCAACCTCATCCCCATTTGGCAAGTCTTGTAATACTTGGTCTACGATTGATTGCTGATCTTCTGATGTCCAATAGTCCACGCCTTTGACCGGTGTTTTGCCGTTCTCTCCCTTTAGCCCAGAAAAGGCAAACGAAAAGGTCCTGTCCTGCGCTGTCCCGCCAAGCTCCACACTGACCTCCGGTGTCCCGCTGGTATCATCCACTGTTGCGCTCGCTCCGCTGATGGTGGCCGCTGCTCCCGGCACACCTTGCGGGCCGGTTTCGCCTTGTGGCCCCGGCGCACCCTGAGGACCGGTGTCACCTTTAAGCCCTTGAGGCCCCTGCGGGCCGGTTTCGCCCCTTTCACCCTGCGGCCCTTGCGGCCCCTGGATTCCCTGCGGCCCCGGCTCACCCTGCGGCCCTATTGGCCCTTGCGGCCCCATCGGCCCGGTTTCGCCGGTGTCACCCTTGCCCCCTTTTGGCCCCTGCGGCCCCTCCGGCCCCATCGGCCCCTCCGGCCCGGGTTCTCCCCGTGGGCCTTGTGCGCCATCCTTGCCGGGGCTGCCTGCCCCCTCAATTGTTACGTTGATTTGCGGGCAAGGGTCAAGCGTCGGTACTCTTACATCCATCTTAGTAGTCATAAGTTACCTCCTGCGCAACTGTAAAGCGGGACGGTTTTACAATCGTCTTGACTGCACCGCCCGCAAAGGTAAGCTGCAAATCGTAGACATATACCCCAAAACTGAGCGATTGCGTATCCTCCGGCCAAATAGGTATATCCACTATGTTCTCCTCAAACTCGGTGATCTCCTTGTGCAACAAAATCTTGCCGCCTACATAGGGACGCACCGTCATCTCCAGCTTGTCCCCCGGCTGCAGCTCATATCCGCTGATTGTTACCTCTAAGCACTCGCTGTCTCCACGGGTCATTGTTAGGTTGGTGCCTGATACAATCAAGACAAATCACTCCTTAATTTCCACTCATTCCCCTCGGTCGGCTCCCAAACGCAGGGGATCATGTCCTTTTTATTTAGTCCATTTTTTAGTTAATTGGATATTCGACAATATAAGTCCCGCTGATTTTGGCTACTTTAACTCGGTCACCAACCTTAAAGGTGATGGATTTGTTGTATTTGTATTTTTTACTCGATGCAGTACTTTCTCCGTCAAATTTTATTTGTAGACCATCAGTAGCAACGCTTGTAACTGTTGCTAATTGCGGGATATATGGATCGTTTTGTTTTTGACGTTGCTCATCTTGATAAGACATTTTTATCATTCAAACACCACCTTTTCAGCTGTATGGGTCATTTCACCGTCATGACTTAATGTCATTTTCCATTCAACTTCTTGGTATATTCCGTTGCATATCGGATGATCAATCGCAATCAGGTCGCGGACCTGGTGAACATTAAGCGACGTTCGAAAAGACACAGATTCTATCTCTCGCATTGATTGGAATCGCAAATTATCTACATATTTTTGCAATTCATCCAGACTGGATATGTCATCTAATTTTTTGATTGGTGCTTGTATTCGGCCGATATTAACAGTAGATATTTTGCTTGTGGGTTCATTGTTTTCCGCTATTGCCACCAATGGCTCATCGTATTCCGGCGATGATACCATTGCCACAAAGACGTTATAAGCTTTAAATATATCACTGCTTACATCTGCCTGTTTTTTTACTTCCGACAATTCTCCTTGTAAATACTCGTGCTGTACCGCACTGTTTTTGGGGTTTGTCATCGGCGAGATTCTGGCATTTCCTTGCATATCAAACCAAACAGATTGATAGTTGATTTCTTCTAGTAACTCATTGATAATTTTAAGGTAGCTTGTCCCAATTTCCCAGTCCGCTCGATCATTTGCGAGCACGGCATCACTTGTCACTGTCAAAATATTTTGGATACCAAGCGACAATAGGATTGATTGGACTATATCTGTATATTTTTCGCCAGCCTTAAAAACAACTCTCTCCTCTGTTTTCACTCTTTTGGGGATTTGTCCAAAGTCCATCCCTTTTAGCTCCCAGGAGATCAGACCGTTTTTGTCAGACGCATAGTCTGCTTGAGTGATTATATACTCGCCCAATCGTTCTTCATCATCGCCTCGAATCAAATAAGGGCGTATATTGGTTTTGAGCCAATTGGGTGTAGGGATATCAAGCACAAAATTCCCGGAAAGCGATATTTTAACTTCGGCATCTGCATTGCACCGCAAAGTCGGCTTATTAAGCGGATATGCCTCACCTATTTTAATCCCATTTTGCACCAACTCAAATCGAAACTGTGGTTCGACTCTGCCTTTATGCAATCTCTATCACCTCTTTCTGCGTTTCGTCGATTGTGATTTTGACATCAGTGGATCGGTCCCTACTGCACTCGATACCACTCATAACACCAACAATCAAATCCCCACGCACATCCTTGTAGATGATGCTTTCGCCAATCAATTTTTGGAGTTGGTCTGCCGTCGATTTGTCCACAGTAAATTCCAAGGTGTGTTCTACTTCAAGCGATTCCGAAACATATGCAACCGGTAAAGATTTCCCCTGATAGTAGATAAGGGATACTGGCTTTTTGGTTTTGATACTGTGTGCCGGAAAAGATCCCCGACGGCGTTTGAGCATTATCCATTCTGGAGATTGTGCCTGACCTATCATACCGCAATCCAAAGATACTATTACTGTAATCATATTGCTCATTTGATAATTGTCTTGTTCATCCACTCCCATAGCCTGATAGTTATGCTTCCCGACTGATTCATAATCAATATAGGATAGTATATCATCTACTTGTGAGACTTTTCCCAGCAGCACCCCATCACGGTAAATATAGTTATTGGGATAACTACTAACCACAGATAATGAGGCCGAATAATTTATGATTCTTGCTGAAATGGCAACTGGTTCTTGTGCTTGATTTTTTATGGTAACAGTCATACTGCCCCATTGGCTCCAAAGGCCAAATTCGTTTTGCACACGGACCTCAACCATCACAGGGCCATCTGGCAAAAAGTCAGGCCATTTATATGTTTTCGCTGCGGAATAGAGTGTTTTTACGATGTCTCCAATGCGGATTTGTGCCATAATCTGGCCTTCTGCTTCCCATGTAATTGTTGGTCTTGGTTGCGTAGTAATCTGTGTAATAATTGGAGCAGGGGATGCCCCGCGTACAATAACAACTCCTGGATCGCTCCAATTGCCCGCAACCAGATTACTGTTATAAGTGCGCACTCGCCATTCAACGTTGCCAGATGGCAATGTATTGCCTGGCAGGTCATAATATTGTGCATCTGTGTCTCTTTGCTCAGTGATTGTTTGCCACTCTCCATTATTTTTGCGATATTGCAAATCAAAACCACGAGGCGAAGAACCTGTTGATATGACGTGTTCCCATTCAAGTTTAATTGACTGACTTCCATCAATAACAATTTGATTTGGGTATACTATTACAGGATCAGATAATGCGTCAGTTGTCGTAAACCCTTTCCACTCCGAAGTAGCCGTTCTTTCGTCGTTTGTATTTATTTCGATTTGCCATTCATAGTTGCCTACTTCTAACGTGTTTGCAGGGAGTGTATATTGTCCATTTTCGTCAGAATAGTAAGATGTAAAATTATCTTCACCTGATTTTTTTATCCTAATTTCTGCAGATTTTTGCTCAATTACTGGATCGTATAAATACATTGATGATGGAAAACTCCATCCAAAAACAAATGGCTGTGTCGCATCAACAAAACTAAAATTATTGGGTTCAACTTCCAAAAAATCCTTGTCAATAACAATTTCCATATACGGAAAGTTGCTTGTTCTGGATGAATTAATTGTAGTTGTTGTTATTCCATTACCTCTGGCGCTACCACCAACATAAAGTATTGCTACTTGATTTTTTAAAAAATAAGTAAAAGCGTCCCAAAATTCTCGAGGCGAATACGAACCCGAATCTGACTTATATCCTAGAAATTCTAAATTTAACCATGTGTAATTGGGATAATCTTGATAAAGCCATAAAGTTTCTTGATTTGCTGTAGGTGAATTTGTTTTTTCTTGAGCAGTTATAACTGAATTAGTATACTTTAATAAATCTGAGTAATTTGCTGTATAAATATCATCCGCAATACTTTCATATCCATCTGCAAGAGAGCCAGGCCAAAATAAAGTTTCATGGTAAAGTCCTGTATTTGTACAAGTACAATAAACATGTAAATAACAAGATAATATTTTATGGTTTTTTATTTTATTAGGTATATCAAATTTCAATAATGCAAAGTTTTCTATTACATTATCAATTCCTCTGTTAGTTTGTAAAATCAAATTATCTGTCTTTCCGTGATTCCCTACTGGCAAATTTACGTCTAAATATACTGATTCTATACAGTCAAGCTTAATTGTTTCTTGCGCCATTAAAATCCCGCCCATCCTTGTTGCTCTGTCAATGGATAATCCTGTAATCCCTGCAGAATTTCCATAAATCCATCCATACCGTCAACTGTAACGCTAACGCTAATATCATTATTGATTGTCTGCGTTGTCCCTCCAGCAATCCATTTGATGGCATCGATCAGCTGTCCAATCAAGCTGCTGTCTGTAACGCTAAAGCCTGATATTCCAAGGCTGGATGCGTCTGTAGATAATGCTCTTGCTACAACCGGCGCTGCCATTACCTGTTCACCACCTGCAAAGCTCATTACTTGCGAGCGGGGCTGGGCCTGTGCAAACATAGGAGCCGCTGGGGACGCTGACAACGCTAAAATTCCTGAATCGCTCGGGCGCATACTATTATTCAGGCTCTGCTGACTGTTTTTTTGCTGCTGGTCAAACAGTTCTTTTAGTTTGTCAATCAAATCTTTTACACCTTTAATCGCTTCTGTGATAACTTTAATAAATCCCGTTTTGATGCTATTGACCAAATTGTCAAATCCATATTTTAGTGGTGCAAGCTCATTGGCTAGTTCAGCCATTGCTTCATCAAATTCGTATTGGCTTTGCTTTGCCTCTACCATCGCTTTATTATTTTCTTTGTATGCTGCTGTTAGACCTGGCAAATCGGTCTGCGAAAGGGTTTTGAGCACATATTCTTGTTCTTTTCCACTTTGAGCCGCGTCTTTTAGACCCTGATTAAACTCCTCCACATTGACGCCAACCCTGCCCAATAGTTCGCCAAATTGGCCAACCGCCTCTTTGGTGGCAATGGTTTCCTGCAGGCTGTCCGCAAGCGATTCTATTTTAAGTGTATCGGGGAATTTAATAACCGCGTCAGACAAACGTTCTACGATTTCCGCCATGTTGCTGTCCTCAAATCCTGCGGCAAGCAGATTGGACATTGC